GGATGGAGAGTCTAAAGTTAATGCCAGTTTCTATCCAAAACCATACACTAATTTTGGTGGAGGTGTGAAGGGATACCTAAATTCTGTCCAAGTTACTGAGTTGATTGAATACAATGATGATGGTTTAGGTGTCGTTGAGGGTGGCTACGTAGGTGAAAAGACTGAAGATGATTTAGCCTTTGCTTAATGTAGACATATTGTTTTCGTTTAACATTTAATCCCCTAACAATGGAGACTTGGAGGGGTGCTGTAAAGTACCTCTCCACTTTTTTAATATGAAACAAATTGATACACTGGTTGAAGACATTTATAAATTATTTTCCCTTGATCCTATAGATATGGATGAGAAGGAAGTGGATAAACATATAGATACTTTTGGTGAGATGCTGAAGCTACACATAAAAAAGTTTCTGTATGAAGAACCCAGAAAAAAAGGTGAGCTAAGATTGTCTATTATAGGCAAACCTGACAGACAGTTATGGTATAATGTAAGATCTAAGGAGGAGATTGATCTTGCACCTAGCACAAGAATTAAATTTTTGTATGGGTATATATTGGAGGAACTACTTTTACTTTGTGCTTCTATAGCAGGACATAGAGTAGAAGACCAGCAAAAAGAAGTGGAGATAGAGGGTGTTAAAGGACATCAAGATTCATTGATAGATGGTGTGTTAGTGGATTGTAAGAGTGCTTCGGGAAGAAGCTTTGAAAAGTTTAAGAACCATAACTTATTACACGATGATCCTTTTGGTTATGTTGATCAAGTGTCAGCCTATGCTCAAGCCAATGGACTAGATGAAGCTGCTTTTCTAGCCATAGATAAATCCACTGGTGAAATTTGTTTGTCTCCTCTGCATCCTATGGAGTTGACGAATGCAAAGCAACGTGTTAAAAATATTAAAGAGATGGTTAAGAGAGATACGATACCTGATAGGTGTTATGATCCTATACCCGATGGTAAGTCTGGTAATCTTAAGCTACCCATTGGTTGTGTTTATTGTGATTATAAAAGAGACTGTTGGTCAGATGCTAACCAAGGGAAGGGTATCAGAGCCTTTGAATATGCAAAAGGTAAAAGGTACTTGGTTCAGGTTGGTAAGGAGCCTGATGTTCAAGAGATAGTAAATTGGTAATGCACTGGGAATATGATAAGGAACCTGATCTAACACAGTTTGGTTTTGTCTACTGCATCACCAATGTTAAAACTGGTAAGGCTTATATAGGTTGTAAGCAATACTATAATTATCGTAAGTATAAAAAGAAAACCAAGAAGACTGAATCTAATTGGAAAACTTATATGGGTTCAAGCAAACATCTTATTGAAGATATTGATAAGGTAGGTAAGAAACATTTTAAGTTTGAAATTATTGCAGAGTTTAAAAACAAAAGGAGCCTAAGATACTATGAGTGTTACTATCAAATGAAGTACAATGTATTATCATCTACGTTGAAAGGAACAGATGAGCCAGCCTTTTATAATAATTATGTGGGTGGTAAATTCTACAGACCAGTACAAGATCATGGTTAAATTTAAAGTATCAGCAGGTGAAAACTTATATGATTTGAGTGAGAAGAATCCCTATAAAACTTTATATCTATCTGTTATATTACAAGCCCTAGTAGATTTATCAAAGCCAGTAAGAGATGGAGAGGCTAGTGAGGTCACAGATAATAGAGAGGAAGCACACTCTTGGTTCTTTACATCATGTGAAGATTTTGAAAACATTTGTTTTTATGCAGGACTAGCACCAGAGAAGGTAAGAGGTTTTGCATATGAAGCTATTGAATCGAAAGGGGAAGAGGATGTCAAAAGAAAATTTTCAAAATGGTTCTAATCCTTTAGATACTCAAGTTGGTGGTAATCATTATAAGGGATGTGGTATTCAACCAGTAGAGTATATTCATGCAAATAATCTTGACTACCTAGAAGGAAATGTGATAAAATATATTACTCGACATCGTACCAAGGGTGAAGGTAAAAAGGATATTGAGAAAGCAATACACTATGCACAGTTAATATTGCAGATGCACTATCCAGAGGAAGGAGAACAACAAGAATTATTTAACGACTTAATAGGGGAAAGGGGTAGGCATGTTCAAATCAAATAGAAATCCACAATTCAGATCTAAATTTAGTGAAGATATATTTTATACCAAGTATTCTCATGAAGGTGCTGAGACATTTCATGAACTGGCTTGTACATTAGTTGAGGATGTATGTCAGGATAAGCTATCAAAGGATGATAAAGAAGCTCTGATAGATCATATATCTAATCTTAGATTTATTCCCGGTGGCCGTTACCTTTACTATGCAGGTAGAGATAAGAAGTTCTTTAATAACTGCTACCTACTTAAAGCAGAAGAAGATACTAGAGAGGATTGGGCTGACCTATCTTGGAAGTCTGAGTCTTGTCTTATGACAGGTGGTGGTATTGGTATAGATTATTCTGTCTATAGACCTGAAGGACAAACCCTCAAGGGTACTGGTGGTATATCCAGTGGCCCTATACCTAAGATGCAGATGATTAACTCTATAGGACAGAAGGTTATGCAAGGTGGTAGTCGTAGGTCTGCTATCTATGCTTCTCTTAATTGGCAACACGATGATGTAGATAAGTTTCTTAAAGCTAAGAACTGGTTTGATATGCCTGTTGGTAATACAGGTAAAACTCTGTTTGATATTAAGCAGGATGATTTTAATTTCCCTGCACCACTAGATATGACAAACATATCTGTAAACTATGATACCGAATGGTTGTTAAACTATTGGGAGAAAGGAGAGATAGGAGATGTCTTTAGGACTAATGTACATCAAGCTCTTAGAACTGCTGAACCGGGGTTCTCGTTTAACTTCTTCGAGAAAGAAAACGAAACACTCAGGAATGCCTGTACTGAAGTCACCAGTGAGGATGACTCTGACGTATGTAATCTTGGTAGTCTTAACTTTGCTCGTATTGATGACCTTAACCAGTTGCAGGAAGTTGTCCAACTTGCCACACAATTTCTACTGTGTGGAACCCTTAGAGCAACTCTCCCCTACGAAAAGGTGTATCAAGTTCGAGATAGAAATAGACGTTTAGGTTTAGGTTTGATGGGGCTACATGAGTGGTTAATACAACGTGGTCATAGGTATGAGACTACATCAGAACTTCATAGGTGGTTTAAAGTATATGAAGCTGAGAGTGATAAGGTAGCTCGTAGCTTTGCTAATCAACTAAACATATCTGTACCTGTTGCTGTTAGGGCTGTAGCACCTACAGGGACGATAGGTATTCTTGCTGGTACATCAACTGGTGTTGAACCTATCTTTGCTGTAGCCTATAAACGTAGGTATCTCAAGAACAAGAGGTGGCACTACCAGTATGTTGTTGATAGTGCTGCTCAAGAAATGATAGAACTATATGGTGTTAATCCTGAAAGCATTGACTCTGCTCTTGATCTAGCTACTGACTATGAGAGAAGATTAAACTTTCAAGCCAACGTACAAGAGTATGTAGATATGTCTATCTCCAGTACAATAAACCTACCATCATGGGGTACTGAAGATAACAACGAAGATAAAGTAGAAGACTTTGCTCAGACTCTGGCTAAGTATGCTCATAGACTAAGAGGATTTACCTGCTATCCAGATGGATGTAGAGGTGGTCAGCCTCTAACAAGGGTTCCTTATACTGAAGCTAGTGAGAAATTAGGTGAAGAGTTTGAAGATAATATACAGGCTCATGACATATGTGAGATCAGCAATGCAGGTGGAACTTGTGGAGTTTAAAAAAAAGACTTGACAAAAACCACAAAGTGTAGTATAATATATGTATGGAATGCCAATGGTGGGTTCCATAATATCTTGCTGAAAAGGAGAAAACTATGAATGTAAGACTCGAAGGTAATTGGTCGTTCAGACTTCCCCCCTCACTGGAAGACTTCCATAAGAGGGCTATAGGTTATGACAGGTTACTGGCTAGAATAATGGATAGACAATCTGATAGTGCTAGTCAAGACAAGTATCCCCCACATAATCTTATTGAAGTCTCAGATACGGAGTTCAGACTTGAGTTAGCTTTGGCTGGCTTTACAGAAGATGAAGTTAAAGTTGTTCAAGAAGAACAGAGATTAACCATTAGTGGAAACAATTCTGCTAAAGAAGAAGAGGAGAACATTTTACATAAGGGCATAGCAAGTCGGGCATTTACAAAAACATTTGATCTTGCTGAGAATATAGAAGTTACGGAAGCATCGTTTAAAAATGGGATGGTTATCATCAAGCTGAAACGAAATATTCCAGAAGATAAAATGCCAAGACTTATTGAATTTACGTAAGAGATTAGGGAGGGCATGATGTGTGTCCTCCCTTTTTACAGGAGATACCAATGAAAAAAAGAGAAAGAATATATAAAATATTTATAGGGTATGATCCTAAAGAGAGAGTAGCTGCTATAGTACTTGATCACCTCTTGAGGAGAGATACACCAGAGACTGTTGATATAACCTTCCTTGATAAGGAGAAGTTAGAACGTGCTGGTTTATTATATAGACCCTATCAAATGATTAATGGACAGATGATTGACACAAAAGATCAACGTCCTTTTTCTACACAGTTTAGCTTTAGTCGTTTTCTTATACCAGCCCTTATGCTTTGGGAAGGTTGGGCTTTGTATATGGATTGTGATATGTTTCCAAGAACAGACATAACAGAATTGTTTAAAGAGTATGATGATCCTGACCTGCCTCTCTATTGTGTGAAGCATAAGTATGAACCTACTGATGAATACAAGATGGACAATCAGAAGCAGTCAACCTATCCTAGAAAAAACTGGTCAAGCCTTATGCTGTTTAACTGTGGTCATGAGTTAAACAAAAGCCTTACACCTATGGTTGTTAATAGTGAGAGTGGTTCATACCTACACCAGTTTAAATGGTTGCCCGGTAGAGATAGTCTTATTGGTTCTATACATGAAGAATGGAATTGGCTGGATGGTCATTCACCAGAGGACGTAGAAGCAAAGAACGTACACTTCACAACAGGTGGCCCTTGGTTTAAAGAGTGGCAATGCAAGAGAGCAAAGGATGGAGAGTATGCTGCCGAATGGAATATGGACTACAGCAATATAGCTTTATTTAGATCAAAGAAAGATTCAATAGATGAAATATAATATCGTAACAGTCTTTGATGAGACTCTACTACAACAGAGTACCATTACACTACTCAATGAGTTTAGAGATAATTGGGAGAAGGAGATAGACTTTCATTGCTACTATTATAATATAGATCTGGCAAACTATTCTCTACCTCAAGCACCTAACATACACTACCATAATCTTCTGGAGGTAGAAGACTACAAAAAATTTCTGAAAGAATATGGTAAGCATGATGGAACAGAAGGTAAGACTGTACCCTACAGTGAGAATATAGATGCTGTTAAGTATCTTCCTAAAGTTATGGCTGTAACTGAATGTGCTTTTAATAATATAAACTGGGTTGTATGGATTGATCCTACCTGTATAAACATAAAGCCAATCTCTGTTAAAGCTCTAGACTCTATGTTTCCTGCTAAAGATCCTATAGATATACTTACCATAAAAGACCATGATTATTTTATGGCCTTTAATATGATAAGGCAAACATCTTCTGACCTACTTGGTGATCTTAGAGGTGCTTTTATTTCTGGAGAGTTTACCAACTATAGAGAGTGGAGCTATACCTTTATACTTAATAGATTAATAACTATTTATTCTGCACATGGTATGCATTGTCATGAGATAGAAGAAGAGCAGTTGAAGTCTGTTGGTGTTGTTAGTCTTACCGATAGAAAGAATATGGGTATTCGAGATGCTGAAGGTAATCGTATTATACAACTGTCGGATACTGATACAACTCCAGACATATTACCTAACAGATACAGACAGTTAGCTGATCTTGTACGTTTCTATGAGCCAACTCGTATTCTTGAAACTGGTACATGGAATGGTGGCAGGGCTATTGAGATGGCTTTGGCTGCCTTTGATAGAAATAAAGAGGTTCACTATATAGGATTTGATTTGTTTGAGGATGCTACTCCACAGACAGACCATGAAGAGTTTAATGTTAAACCTCACAATACACTTGAAGCTGTTGAGAAAAGATTAAAAGAGTTTCAACAGCATATGAAAGAGAAAGAGGATAAGACATTTACCTTTGAACTAACCAAAGGAAATGTTAGAGATACATTAAAGGATAGAAAGTTTACATCTTCTAATGCTACACTTGCTTTAATAGGTAGTGGTAATAGTGCAGAAACAGTTGGAGTAGAGTATGAAGCACTAAGAGAAGTGCCTGTTGTTATAGCTGACCACTACTTTACTGAAGAAGAAGATGATAAGGGAATACCCCCTGAAAAATATCAAGGAGTTAAAGATGTCTTTGACAAAGTTAAAACAAGAAAAGTCGATGCTCAAGAAACAACTGATGATGGTTGGACTTCTTTCGATGAACAATCAACCACTCGAAAGTATCTCTTACCTTCAGGTGATAAAGTATCTGGTGGTGGGAATACTCATCTTGTTGTCTTTATTCATGATCATGAGTTAAAAGATATACCAGAGGATCTCAAGAGAGTTCCTATTATTGTACATCCAAGAGACTGTGTACCAAAGGATTACATCAAGAACAATATTAAATCTAATATGACTTTGATTGAACCTAAGAAGTGGTTGACCAAACATCCCGGTCATAAGGGTGTATCTGCTGTTATATCTGCTGGTCCTTATATAGACTATGACGAACTCAAACAGTTTGTAAAAGATAATCCTGATGCTAAACTTGTCTCTGTTA